TTCAACTCTAATTCGCAAATCATGCTCGCGAGGATCGATAGTAAAGTCGCCAGCGTTAAAAATGACAAAGCGGCTCGTGTTATGAATATACTTATAATCCTCTGATACCAGCCCTTGCGAAACTTGCCATTTTAAGCACACACTGTTGCCATCTAATGTTTTCATCAAAGATTCGCCATGCCCTCGATAGCAATAAAAGTTGATTGTTCCATTGATGAAACGACTTGTAACTTGTTCATAATCGATCGCTACCCGTACACGGTATCTTTTCCCCGGCTCATTTGGATTGACTAAATACATCAACTGCTTATCGATCAAAAAGTGTTGAAACTCAGTTGTAAAAAGGGCAGCCTCTTGATAGGAGTTCACACTTATCGCAAAATTTGTTGTAAAGAAAAATCCGTTAAACCGTTCATTGCTGATCTGATTGCCGTCCGATCCTTCGAATTGTACAAAGGATTGTTCAAGATCCGGTGCTTCTCTTTTCAAACCGGAAAGCTTGATGCCGGAAAAACACTCCCGCAAAGAATATCGTTCACCGCCTTTAATAATCAAGACATCTGATCCCATTAAATCACTCCTAATCCTTTATTAGCTAACAAGCGATCAAGGATGATCGCATTGTGACGATCAGCAGCAGAAGCAATCTCTCCCTCTGTGATCCCAAACTCTTTTCTAGCGATTACTTCAAGTAGCTTAATGATTCGCTTCAAATCTGGAAATGTTCTCTCAGACCGGCTAATAGTTACACTATCCGCTTGCGCAGCTGTGGACCAATCGCTGATCCTGCTTAATGCTGTATCATCAAAGCTAGTACCTTGCTCGTAGCGAGGCAAAGTTTCCATCATTTTCGAGATAGACGGCCATATTTTTGTTCCTCGTGGCAAATCATAAAGCGTCCAATCTGGCGGAGAAATCCCAAAATCACCTTGTGGAGTAAGGAACGGCTCCGCTTTGCCGCCATCACCCAACCAAACCGGTCCGCCTTGAAAATATGGATCCCCTGTCGCTTTTCCGGGCAGTGTGGGACCGATAAATTCTGCTTTTACCGTCCTTGTTGTTGTTGCTGGTAGTTCATAAAATCGTTGCCACGCGCTTACCGCATTTCCAAACGGCCCGGTCGCCTGATCTTCTCCTCTTGCAATTTTTGTTTGAGGATTAGCATTGCGATTATAATCGTTGATCGATGAAGTGGCCCTGCTGACTTTGTTTAATACATCCGCATTATCACCAAATAAGGTTTTCAGGTTAGGTAATACACTGCGATTATAAGTTTCTATCGAAATCGTACCATCTCGTACCTTCGCCAAAATGTCCTCGTTGTTACCAAGCATCAGTTTGACCTCAGTCGGTAGTGCATTCCACGCATTAAACGATGCCTCTGACGCTGTGACCTTATCAAGCAAATCTTGATTGTTAGCCAAAATTTCTTTAACACTTGTTGGCATCGCATTCCATTCTTCTAAAGCAGTTTCCGATGTGGCAAGTACAGACAAAAAGTTGTAGTTGTCTCCTAAAAGCTCCTTAGTGTCATCCGGAATGCTTTTCCAGCGCTCGTAGGCTTCTTCTGATTCGGCTAATTTACTAAGCAGCTGAAAGTTTTCAGCGTTTAGTTGCTTGATTTCTGGCTCAAATGCTTCCCACAAACCTAAATCAAGTAATGTTTCTGCCATGACTTCCGGTGTGTTTGAATACAAGAAAGCCGTCTTTGCTTCTAAAGACATTTCTTGCCAAACCCCGGCGGAATCTAAAGCCTCATACATTGTGATTGAAAACTCATCCTGCAAGATCGCTTGCTTGTCACCCCAAGCCATGCCTTCCCACCATCCATTGGCAACCGCCGCCTCACCAATCACTCTTTTAGCGTTAGAATCTAGATCCGCATCATGCACGAGCAACTTCAAATCATTCCACGTTTGCGCATCTTTTGTTGCTTCTATGACGACTTCATTCACGTTCGATTTGACTTCACCGGTTTTCTCATCCAACACAAGATCATTCCAAGTTTGCGCTGCACTCCCTAAACTACTGTTTAGCTCATCTGCCATCCATGCAGTTTTTTCGGCATTTCTTGTTGCATTGATCGCCAGTTGACGGCTCATGTTTTCTGCGTTCTCAATGATTTGCTTGTTATTTGCAATCATATGCTGACTTGCTTCACTTGTAGCGTTGATCAGCTGCCCATTTGCCAAATACACTTCATTGATCAATTCCGGATATTTTGACGTAATGGCAGCCATTTGCGCGTCAAATCCATCAATCGTTGTCTGATTGATCTCATCCCAAGCGCCAAGGAACTTCTGCGCAAACTCACCTTCTAGGCTATACCCCAAGGCTTCCAAGTTGCGCTCCATGTCTTTTCTCAACTCATTAGAGTTTTGAACTGCTGCTTGTCTTTGCTGACCGAGCGCTTGAAGCCAAGACTTAGATTGTTCTTTTGTTGCATTATCAACATCTGCATTCATCGCATCCAAGATTTTTGACTTCTCTTTTGCTGATAAATCCAATGTTTCAACGTAGGCTCTCGTTGTATCTTTTGCAAGATCACGAATAATCTTGTTTTCTGCAACGCTTAACTCTCGATCATGCTTTGCAGCATTCGCCTTGATGTCGCTAATTCGTTGAGTGTTTTGTTGCACGATTTCCAACGCATTTTCGGCGGCTTCGATCTCTCCCTCGACCATACTGCGCATTGCAGCATCGAACGCTTCCGGAAGCTCGTCCAGCAATCCTTTCAACCCTTCGATTTTACGAGAAAGCGAATCCTCAATCGTTCGTCCGATTGATTCCACACTTTCAACCATTCTTGCAGAATCAACTTCGAATCCTTGTGCCATCATCCCAAATTGTCCAGCTGCTGCCTCAGTATCATTTTTTACCGAGGATAGTGTTTCGTGTGTTACCGCGCCAACGTCCGTCCCCCATTCGCGCGTTCGGCTCGCCGAAGCGATTGCCTCTTTCCCCCACGTTTGATAGGCGATCGCACCCACGCCAAGTGCTGCGACCGTTAAACCTAACGGAGATGTCACAAGACCAAGCGCTTTAGCAAAAAGTCCGGTTCCGCCTTTTGCGCCTAAAATAGACGTCGTAAACCAATTTGATTTATCTGTTGCATCCACAACTTGCGAAGCTAACTGTACCGTACCATCGCCAGCAACAGCCAATGCCGTTTTTTTCGCTTTCAAAGTGCCGGATAGTTCACCGATTTTTTTAGCAAATGATCCGACTGACGAAATCCCTCCGCCGATCGTGCCTAAGAAAGATCCTGTCGCTGTAACAGCCGGTCCGATCGCTGCCGTGTATAACAATGTTTTTACGATTGATTCTTGTGTTTCCGGGCTAAGTTCAGTAAAACTTTTCGCTAGATCTGCCAATGTGTTGATTAATGGTTTAGATGCATTGACCGCGCTTCCTAATGCATCAAGAAACGGTCCGCCCATATCAATTGCGACATCTTTCAGCTGATTTTTTACAACGCCCAACTTATGAGCTACGGTTTCCTGCCGAATCGCATACTCATCAGATAAGGCAGTCCCTTCGGTAAATGCCTCATTTCCGAGACGGATCGCATCACCAAACAACTCAGAAGCGTTCGCACCACGAAGCAATGCATCACGCAACCGAACCTCGCTGATCCCCATATCGTCTAACACTTTAATCGTAGAGCTTCCTTGCTCCTCAGCTTTTGATAAGCCGACGACAAATTCCATGATTGCCTCTGCCGGATTTTCTTTAAAGAGATTTGCAAACTGATCGCTAGTCATGCCGGCAACTTCCGCAAATTCTTCCAAACTCGTTTTGGAGTTATCCGCTTCTTTGTACATCTTTCTCAACTCGGCAGATGTAAAGCCCATTTCATTTGCCACTGAGGTTAGCTCTTTACCGCCGTTTCTTACTGCTAACGTCAATCGTTCCCAGGAGACGCCTTGGTCTTCAGCATGTGCTTTTAGTTCATCAAAGGCACCTATTCCGGTTTCTGTCGCCAGCTGCATTTCGATCATAACTTTCGAAAAGGCTGTGCCGCCGGCTTGTGCCTCAATTCCGACACTAGATAGAGCAGCCGCAAAACCAAGAATTTCCCCCTCAGTCATACCAACCTGCGCCCCGGCAGCGGCAAGGTTCATTGCTAAGTTCCCAATTTCTGCCTCAGTTGCAGCAAAATTATTCCCTAATTCGACCAGGGACGATCCAAGATTTCTAAACTCTGTCTGCGGCATATTTGTGATATTCGCCAAACGTGCTAAAGCAACAGCGGCATCTTCCGCACTAAAGACAGTCGTTTCGCCTAACATGATCATCGTTTCAGTAAAATCAACAACGTTTTGGGTTTCGATCCCTAATTGCCCAGCTGCCTCAGCAACGCCCGCAATTTTTGAATGACTTGAGTGGTATGTACTTGTTAGCTCACGCAAGCCCGATTCCAGCTCATCATAGGAGTAGACGACCTTTCCATTGCTATCGACTACCTCGTCGTTCGTTTTCATCACACTAGCAAAGTCCGTCTCCCAGTCCATCGCTGCTTTTGTCACTAGACCAACGCCGGCCATGATCGGTGCTGTGACACCGACAGAATATTTTTTCCCGAAATCTGTCATGCCATCGCCGACCGCTGATACTTTTCCGCCGAATTGCATCAATGCATCGCCACTCTTGGTCCAGTTTGATTCGCTGATTGCGATCTGCCGACCAAGCTCGTTATGCTGATTTGTCAGTCGTTCAAGCTCTGCGACTGTCTTATTGACGGCAGCCTCAGCACTTAACAACTGCGTTTTCTGATCAGCTGTTGCACTGTTGACATCCCCGATGCTTTGCGTCAAGCCGTCATATTTTTCACGTTGTTTTGCCAGCTGTGCCGTATAATTTTCAATCGCTTTTCCGATCAAGTTATACTGCGCTTTTTGATTATTGATATTTTTTGAATTATTGCTCCACGCCGTTTCTTGCACTTTCATCGCGCTATTGATTGCCCGCATTTGTGTTTCTAAAACACGCGCGGACTGCTGAAAAGGATCAACGTTTAGACTAGCTGTTGCGACTAAATTTCCGATATTCGTTGACAAGGTTTCGCCTCCTTCCTACATAAGCATCGCCAAGAAGTCCTCTGTGAGTTCTTGCGTTGGTTCTTGTTCGCTAAACAATTCGTTGAAAATGTCTAAATCCTCAAGCGTCATATTCAAAACTTCCGGCAACTTATAACCGTTTTGCAACAATGACTGCATGATTTTTTTTAGTGATTGCAGCGCCTCTGTTGGGCTTACTGCTTTTTTTCTTCTTTTCCGGTCCCTTTTTCATCAATCCTGCCGCCAAGCGCTAAAAGCAAAATATCTTCAATCACTGCTCGATTTTTCATATCGAGACCATCTAGTAACTGATCAGCAGAAAATTGATTGCCGAAAATTTTTGCTATCGTTTCCGCTAAATGCTCTTGCAAGACTTCGAACTCTCCCGGGTCTTTTAACTTTTCGGGATCTTTGTAATAGTTGTCTCTCACAACTTGATGCTGCATCGCGTATATGTTTTCTTTCAAAGTAAACCGTTGTTTACTGTATTTTTTTTCTTCACCGTTGATAAGTAACACTAATTCGATCATTGTGATTCCTCCTTAGATAAAAAAGAGAGGGGATTTCCCTCTCTAGGCTTGCGGAATTTGAATCCCACGAAATACTTTTTGACGAAACTTAGCTAAATCAAAATCCGGGCTGTCTGCACGAGCAATAATGTGTGTGATTCCATCATTTCGCGGCTCAAAATTACCAGTCACCGAATCAGGTTGACCGGTCGGTGTCTCCGCCCGTGTATTCAAATCAACCCCACCAGGCATAAATTTCCCTTTTACTAAGCCGAACCATACGAACTGCCCTGTATTAAGCCGCGAACGGAAAATGTGTGCCGTATAAGGAATGATCATGTCCGTCGAATAAATCTCCATGCCGTCTTCCAGGTCGATTCCATGTAATACCGCCTTGTGTTCGGACTTAATATCCGCATTACCGATCGTCAAAGCTAATCCAGAAATCCCTCCATCTAAGATCGCCCATAGGCCGTCATCTGCTTGAAAAGTACCTGTATTAAAAGTTAAAGCCAGCTGTGCTGACGTTAGCCCGGGGATTCGTGTGGGTTCACCGATCACACGATCAGTTTCGTCTAACTTCGCTACTTCCCAGTTATCTAAACCGATTTTCACGGTATTCGTTGTTTCTGCCATCTTGTTATTCCTCCTCATTGTTTTTCCAATCAAAAAACCGATATTTTCTGTTGTTCATCAACAGATCAATATCG